CGTATACAATCAAGCAGGTTAAGTGTTATGAATGGGAAAAGCAGGTGAAGTCCTAATGCCGTATTCTAAATATAGCCCAAAGCAAAAAAAGTTAGCCGCAGTGGCTCCACCACGCAAGAAAATTACTGGCGCAGACTTGAAAAAGCTGAGCAAAAGCAAAAAAGGTAAAAAGAAATGAAAGCAGGAGCAGCACTAGGATTACTCGCTGGTTTAGGCGCGTTGAATGCGTTAGGCGGTGGCAGAAATGGCACAGGCAAGCGCTTTACTGGCTTGATGGACATGCTAGACGGTGGTGGCGCTGGCGCATCTGGGGATAAGTTTGAGGGCGGTGGCTTGCTGTCTATGCTGGGTAATCTCTTTGCTAAACCGCTTGAAGCGCAGGATAATGTTGAGCGGATTGCTGCTGACACGAATGCGACTAAAGCTGTGACAAAAACGCTTGAGGACATGGCTAAGGGCGGCACTCCTACATCTCGTTTGGATGGTAAGGACGGGTTAGGCACCGACTACAACTCTAAAGATATTTATGGCATTGGTCGTGGTGGTGAGTTTGCTGGCGCGATGTCGCGTCCTGATGTTCTTGGTTCGCAGCAAGGGCTGCTTGCTGCACAGGCGGCAAACGAAGGTCAGGTTGGATTAAACGCATTTGGTGGCACAAAGACACCAATGGAGATCGAAGCAGAGCGCAAAATGGGATTAGACCCGTTTGGCGGCGTTGCGTTGCCCAGACCAGAAATGCAATACGGTGGTCGCGGCACATATCAAATGCCCAAGCCTGATATGCAGTACGGTGGGCGTGGTATGCTTGGCATGCCTGCTGAAAATGTTATGGCGAATGTTGAAAGCCCTGTTGCAACAGGCGCAAGTAGCGCTGCGCAAAACGAGGCAAACAAAGCTCAAATGCGCATAAACATGGGCGGCGTTACGAGAGATCAATATGATGCAATGACTAACGCTGAAAAGCGTGAGCGTGGGCTTCCAGTTGGCGGGCTTGACCTTGCGTTTGCTGGCGCAGATGCGTTCGCTCAGCCAATGCAGTATAGCGGCAGAGGCATAAGCGCTGGTGGTTTAAACATGCAGATGTACGCTGACATGATTGACGCGCTTAACGCAAATGATCCAGATTTCGTCAAGAATGCTGACCCAGAAACCTTGATGGATATTTACAGTACTTACGTGCAAAACGCAGGATCACTTTACTAATGCCTAAAGACCCCCGCCTCGCCCGCGCTGGAGTATCGGGTTATAATAAACCCAAGCGCACTCCAAGCCATAAAACCAAGTCACACGTAGTTGTGGCGAAAGAGGGCGATAAGGTTAAAACAATTCGCTTTGGTCAGCAGGGCAAGACGGGCGATAAGACTATGACAAAGCGTGCTAAGTCATTTAAAGCAAGGCACGCTAAAAACATTGCCAAGGGCAAGATGAGCGCCGCATATTGGGCAGATAAGGTTAAGTGGTAATGGCTATTACAACCTACGCAGAACTAAAGACCGCAATCGCCAACTGGCTGAACCGCGATGATCTTACGAGTGTTATTCCTGATTTCATCAGTCTTGCAGAGGCTGACATGGATCGCAAAGTGCGCCACTGGCGTATGGAAGAGCGCAGCACGGCAAGCATTGATGCGCGCTACACACAGCTACCCGATGGTTTTATGGAAGCTGTGCGCTTTCACCTAGATGTAGATGAGCGTCCTATTGAGCTAGTTACGCCATTAGCGCTTCAGTCTTATCGTAGAGGTGGCGCGGATACGAAAGGCAGGCCAAAGTATTACTCTGTGATTGCAGGTCAGCTTGAAGTTTGGCCTACGCCAGACAGCACATACACAGGTGAGCTTTATTATTACGCACGCACAACGCCGCTTAGCGACAGCGCAACGTCTAACTGGATTTTGCAATACTTCCCTGATGCATATTTGTATGGTGCATTGATGCACTCAGCGCCTTATTTAGTTGATGACCAGCGAACAGGTGTATGGGCATCGTTGTACCAAGCAGCCATTGATGGTATTAATAGTAACAATGAAAAGGCCAAGTTTGGCGGCTCAGGCTTGCGCATGCAAGTTAATACATTCTAGGAGAGCAAAATGCCAAGAATAGAAAACCCAGTATTTGACGCGGCACTGCAAGTATTGATTGATGACGGTGATCGCTTGGATTTGTGTTCGCAAGAGCCAACAAACTACACAGAGGCGACTAGCACATATTCACTAGGCAATCAGACATCCATTACGATTGGCACGATTGCTGACGGTGATGTGTCAGGTCGCAAGGTGACTGTTTCTGCAACAAGTGGCGGCACTATTGACGCAACAGGTACAGCAACGCATTATGCGATTTCTAACGTAGCAGGCACACAACTTTTGGCGGCTGGTGATCTTACAACCTCACAGCAAGTAGTAAGCGGCAACACGTTTACGACAGAAGCATTTGATATTGAACTTCCTGACCCTGTATAGGTGCTAAATGGTTACTCTCGCCAATCGCGTTAAAGTCGCAACAGCTACAACTGGCACTGGCACAATCACGCTAGGTTCGGCAGAGGATGGTTATCAAACCTTTAGCTCTGCTGGGATTAGCGATGGCGACACAGTTCGCTACACGATTGAAGAAGATGGCGCATGGGAGATTGGCACAGGTACATATACCGCGTCAGGCACAACGCTATCTCGCACACTTACTGAAAGTTCTACTGGATCGCTTCTAAGCCTATCAGGTGAAGCGATTGTTTTTGTTACAGCGGCGGCAGAGGATGTACAGCAGCCACCATCAGAGGGTGCGTTTGCAGATGGTGACAAAACCAAGCTAGACGGTATTGAGGCGAGTGCTGACGTAACGGATACAGCAAATGTTACTGCGGCTGGCGCGTTGATGAAAACTGGCGGCACAATGACAGGCAATCTTGTCTTGAACGCTGATCCCACAGCGGCACTAGGAGCAGCCACAAAAGAGTATGTGGATACTATTGCAGCGGCAGGCTTGCACTACCATGACCCTGTTCGTGTAGAGCGTGAAGGTAACTTATCTGCAACGTATGACAATGGTACAAACGGTGTAGGTGCCACGCTCACAAATAACAGCACACAGGAAGCTATTACGATTGACGGTGTGGCACTGTCGTTGAATGATCGCGTGTTGCTATATGAACAAACAGACGCAACGCAAAACGGTATCTACACCGTTACGACAGTTGGCAGCGCAAGCACAAACTGGGTGCTAACCCGCGCTACTGATGCGGATAGCTACGGCGCATCTGATCCAGATGCTTTGGGACAAGGTGATGCATTCTTTGTCCTAGAGGGTGATGCGGGTGCTGGTGAGCTTTATGTGATGAACACAGAAGGTACAATTACCTTTGGCACTACAAACATCACATTTACGCAAGTAGCGGCAACAGCGGTATATACGGCTGGAACTGGTGTTACGCAGACAGGTACAGAGTTCTCTATTGGTCAGGATGTTGCCACAACTGCGGATGTTACATTTAACAGCGTAGACGCTGATTTAGCCGCGAGCGTGACAAATGCCAAAGATATTCTACCAGCAAGTGATGGTCTTTATAGTTTAGGTGCCTACAGCACTCGTTGGGGCAATCTTTATGTCAACAACATCATATCATACACAGCAGCTTATCTCACTGACGCAACTATCAATGGTGAAATAACTTTTGAAGGTGCTACCGCAGACGCTTACGAAACTACATTTAATGTAACTGACCCTACAGCAGATCGCACTATTACGTTACCTGATAAAGACGGTGAAGTTATTGTTGCTGATGATGGCGACATAACCCTTAAATCTGTTGATAGCGGTGCCTTTGGCCCTATTTTAGAAATCTTCCACGATAGCTCAAGTCCGTTTTCGGGAGATGTGGCGGGTAGCATAAGTTGGAATGGTCGCTCTTCAATAGGCGGCAAGTCTGGCGTTGCGACTATTCAAGCTAAATCACAAAGTGTTTATTCTTCTGGTATAACGGGCGAGCTTAAATTCTATACGCAGGCAGGGGCTGTTTCGGCTGAAAGACTAAGGATTGATAGCAGTGAAATCTTAGCCAAAGAAAGTATTAGGCTAGATTTAGGGCTTACTTTAAAGTTTGAAGGTTCAACCGACGACAGCTTTGAAACAACTGTAACTGTTGTTGACCCTACGGCTGACCGCACCATCACATTGCCTGACAAATCTGGCGAAGTCATTGTTGGTCAACTTGCGGGATATGTAGATCAGACACAAGATATTTCGTTAAGCCACTCAGGGCAATATACCTTTGGCAGAAGCAACTCAGCAACAACTAACAGCATTAGCAGTTCAACTACAGGTAACGGTTACTTGTATTTTACCACAGGTGGGATCGGAAACACACGTTTAACAGTCTCAGGTGATTATGGTGCTATTTTAGAAAACGGTCTTGCGTATAATTGGCTTGATAGCACAGGAAGTTACATCACGCAGTTAGCGGCTGAAAATGCCACGGCAACTCGCACTATCACACTACCAGACCAAACAGGCACCGTAGCTGTCTACAGCGCGGATGGCACGAATGGTCAGGTTTTAACTACTGATGGCAGCGGGAATTTAAGTTTTACTACTGTCAGCGGCGGCAGTGGCGGTGATATGTCATGGCAAAGCGCATGGCCTGATGATCCAGACACAACCAATGGCGGGAACATACCTATTGGGGCTGGCTCTTTAGCAGTTGTTCAAAGTGCCGCTCAAGGTAATGTTGCCATAGGCAAAGATGCCTTAAATGATCTTACAACTGGTGATTTTAATACTACTGTGGGCCAAGAGGCTGGGTCACAAATTACCACAGCTAGTAGAAACACAGCGGTGGGAAAGAGCGCCCTATTTCAATCAACAACAGGCGCTTACAATACAGCCATTGGCGATCAGGCTTTATATAGCAGCACGACAGGTTCTTATAAAACTGCGGTTGGATATGCCGCTGGGTTATATGATACAACTGACAGTGCCAGCACTTATGTGGGGGCTTCAACCGAAGGTACAGCGTATTCATCAAACGGTGTCGCAATAGGGTATCAGGCAAAGATAGGGGGCAACAACGAAGTCTCAATAGGGTATCAGGCAGGGGCGGGTCAAATAAGCAACGATTATAATGTTTACGTTGGGGCTTACGCTGGCAACTACAACACCTCCTCAAAAGACTTCCAAATATATATAGGCTATAGCGCTGGCAATGACGCATATGGCGATTATGGAACAGCAGTAGGCGTTTACTCTATGAGTGACGGAAATCATTATCAATCTACTGCTTTAGGGTATGACGCATTAGGTCGCAGTACAACAAGTAGCCCATATTATAATACTTGCGTTGGTTATCAAGCTGGTAGTCTTATAAGTAGCGGTGATGGAAACATCTATATGGGCCACCTAAGCAATTGCATAGACGTTGCAGATAACTATGCGATTGGGATTGGATACAATGTAAAATCAACAGCTTATTCTGTTTCAATTGGCTATAACGCAATGGCAAGTGCGGTTGCTGGTTCTAATTATAATACTTGCGTTGGTTATCAAGCTGGATATGACTTAGACGGTAGCGATTACAATGTATTTGTAGGATATAACTCAGGGTACGGTGGCGGAACAGGGGGTTACAACACTGCGATAGGCCGAGAAACCTTATATGGTCTTACAACTGGTTCGCAAAACTCTGCATTTGGCAACTACAGCTTGCGCGAGTGTACAAGTGGCGAGTATAACACGGGGTTCGGTCAGACAACAGGGTGGAAAGTCTCAACAGGAAGTAACAACACGTTTCTAGGTGCTAGGGCGGGTTATTTTCAAGATGGTTCTCCTACAGGCGCGCTAACAACAGGCTCCAATGTAATGTGCCTTGGCTTTGAGGCAATACCATCAAGCGCAACTGCAACAAACGAAATCACACTTGGTGATAATGACATCACATCATTGCGTTGTAACGTCCAAACAATCAGCAGCTTGTCAGATGAACGCGATAAGACCGCTATTGAGGACTTACCGTATGGCCTAGACTTTATCAACGACATGCGGCCTGTTCAGTTCACTTGGAACCGCCGTGATGGGTCGTTGGGTGCAACGCCAGACATGGGCTTCATTGCGCAAGACCTGTATGATGTTGAGTTAGATCATTCATCTACATCACGCACACGCCTTGTGAAATGGGATGACCCAAGCAAACTAGAAGCGGATTATCTACGCAGTTATCCAATTCTTGTGAAAGCCGTACAGGAATTGTCGGCAAAAAATGACGCTCTTGAAGCGCGTATAGCTGAATTAGAAGGAAACTAAATATGGCTGTAAATGAACTAGACCGCGATCATATGAAATTACTTCACATATGTGATGCAATTGAAAATGTTATTGGTGGCATGAAAATGACCGAAGAAACCGATAGCGAAAAGAAAAAGCAAGTCGGCAACATGGTAATGCACCTAGAAATGGAAGCATTAGACAGCAAGTACACAGATGGCGGCAAAGATATGACGCGCATCAATAGCGTGATTACTTCTGGTCGCACTTACTGGAAAAGCTAAGTAGATGCTTGGCTTTACACCATTAGCTTCCGCACCACTCGCGGATAGTGGTGTAAAGAATTACGAAGTTATTGCGTCAGACATTACGGCTGGCGTACCTGTCCTTGATACGGCAACCGTAGCTGTCATCAGTAACTTTGCTCCGCAAGACATTACTGCGGGCGTACCTGTCTTAGATACTGCGCCTGTCTTTGAAGATGAGAGCTTTGCGCCGCAAGATATATTTACGGGCGATCCAGTTCTTGATACTCTCAGCATTGCTGTTACGAGCAACTTTGCGCCACAGGACTTGTACGCGGGTACTCCTGTTCTTGACCCAATCCCATTCTTCCAAGATTACCAACTTGCTCTTGATACTATTTTTGCTGGACAGCCTACGCTTGATGCGCGTTTAACTTGGGACTTTCAGGAGCTTGTTGTTGAGGATTGGTTAGAGGCATCCCCTCAGCCATTCCCCCTTGTTGAAAATCCTGTCTCCCCCAGTGACTTCAATATAAGATTGGCAATTTTGCTGGCTTCTGTAGGCTATCAACCAGAGGAAGATTTATTCGCAAATACGATAGTTGGAGGCCGATCTTTAGGGGCTGTCCGTACCGCAAGCGAGGGCTATGTGTTTGCCGCTGATGCTCTAGAAATTCAAAGATACGCTATTGGCTCTGCGCTTACCCAACAGGCTTCAATAGATTACATAGAAAACTTTATGCTTCCGTATATGGAGGCGAACCCTGATTTATATTCAGAATATTATACAGGTAATGCCACTTCTAGCCGAATACCTAATTGGGATGAGCAAGAAGAAAACGCAAACACTTGGTCTGAACAAACTTCATCAAGCGTCAGTTGGACAGAGGCTTCTGAAAGTGTTAAAGTTTGGACAAATGCCGCATAGGAGACTTAGATGGCGATAAGTATTACAAAACCAACCGTTGGCGGTTCTGAGGATAGCTGGGGTACAACGATTAACACGGCGTTGGATGATATTGTCCTAGAGATAAATAGCAACGCTGACGGTACGAACGCGATTACGCCCAATCTAACTGAAGGTTCATGGGAAATTAGCACAACGGCTGTTACGGCATCTGCGGCAGAGCTAAACATCCTTGATGAAGCAACCGTTACGACAGATGAAGTCAATATCTTAGATGGTGACACTTCAGCATCTTCCGTTACGGTAGAAGGCACAGATGCCGTTATTTTAAATGACGCTGGCGAAATGAAACAAGTGACTGTGGACACCTTGAATACCTACATTCAGGGGCAAGCTGGTGGCCTTTCAGAAGTTTCTGGCGATGCAACACCGCAGCTAGGCGGTAATTTGGACTTAAATGAAAACAATATTACAGGAACGGGTAATATTGATATTACTGGCGGTTTAACCGCGACAGCGGCGACAGGATTAACTTTAGGGTCGTGGACAATTTACGTTTCTGGCACTAGCCTCAAATTTAAGTACGGATCAGACAATGTGTTCAGCCTGTCATCCGCAGGTGCATTGATTGTTGAAGATAACGTGACTGCATATGGATCAGCGTAATGGCCCTACAATCATCAGGTGCAATATCCTTAAACGACATACACGGCGAGGCTGGGGGTAGCAGCCAAACTCAGGCATCTATAAATGACAGCGATATTCGTGGTCTTATTGATAAGTCTAGCGGTGTAGAAATGTCGTTTAATGAGTGGTATGGCGCGAGTGCGGCAGTTGACATCACATACCATGTCGTCGGCGCTGGCGGCGGTGGTGGCGGTGCTGGTAACACGTCAGCATCAGGAAGCGGCACAGATGGCACAAGCACCAGTATTTCTGGCTCTGGTTTCACAACAGTTACCGCTTCAGGCGGCGGTGGAGGCGGAGGCGGCACCCGCGTTACAGATACCAGTGGAGATAAAACACAACGTGATGGCGGTATTGGTGTCACAGTTGGCGGCGTAGAGCGTGGCGCAGGCGGTGACGGTGGATTTAACCTTGGTGGCGGCGATGACACTGAATATGGTGGTGCTGGCGGTGGCGGTGCTGGCGGTGATGGGGAAGACAGCATTAGTCCAACTGGAAACGGTGGCACACAGGCTGGGTACTCAACAGGGACACTATCATCCATTGCTGTAGGTACGGTTATCACTGTTACGATTGGTACAGGCGGCACAGGTGGTTCTGGCTATGTTGCTACTGGTAATGGCTACAGCGGTTCTGATGGCTTTGTTCGCCTTACGATTAACGGCACAAATTACGACTTTACCTCATCTGGAACGCACACGGTGTAATAATGGCATTAATACCACTTAAAATTCCCGCAGGCTTCTACCGCACAGGTACGGATTTGGACGCATCTGGGCGGTGGCAAGACGGGTCATTAGTTCGCTGGCGTGACGAATCGCTGCGCCCTATCGGTGGCTGGCGTGTGAATGAGAACATACCAAATACTGAAGGTGTCAGCACTAATAACTATGCACCACGTACGATGCACACTTGGCAGAGCATCTCTGGCACAAGATATGTTGCTTCAGGGTCAGCAAATGAGCTTGTAGCTGTATTATCATCTGGCACAAAGTACGACATTACCCCGACAGACTTAACCGCAGGCACTGAGGACGCAGCCGTCAATATTGGCTACGGATACGGCTTTTATGGCGCAGGCACATACGGTACGCCGCGTCCAGACACGGGCAACATCGTTGAGGCAACCACATGGTCAATAGATAACTGGGGTGAATACCTTGTTGCGTGTTCCACAGCAGATGGCGATTTAATTGAATGGCAGCTAGAAGCAACGGCTGGCTCAGAGCTTGTTGCAGATGGCGACTTTGCCGCATCTACTGGATGGACGTTAAACGGATGGCTCGTCGCGGACGGAGTAGCAAAGTGGACGCTGACTACTGCTGCAAACTTAGAGCAAACCATTGGCAGCTTGACTAACGGTGAAAAGTATTATTTGACGTTGCGCCTGATTGACCCAGATGCTGACGCTGACCCTGCAACAATACCGTCTGCAAAAGTAAAGGTGCTAGGAACTAATACGTCAACTGTTCTGCTAGATGAAACGCTATCGGTAGGCACTAACACATATCAATTCTATATTGATGACACGTCATTAGATATACAGATTTATGCAGCCAGTGATGCAGAGCCAGAGTTCCACGTTGATGACGTTTCGCTGAAGTTGGGCAAGAACGCTGAAATCATTGCCAACGCACCAACAAGCAACAAGGGTCTGATTGTCACAGAGGAGCGTTTTATCTTTGCATTAGGCGCAGGCGGCAACCCGCGCAAGGTGCAGTGGTGTGATCGTGAAAATAACACTTTGTGGACACCTGCCGCGACAAACGAGGCTGGCGATATTGAATTGCAAACGTCAGGCCAGATTGAAACGGCAATTCGGACACGCGGTCAGACCTTAATCATCACAGACGTTGACGCGCATACAGCACGTTACATTGGCCCACCCTATGTGTATGGCTTTGAGCGCGTTGGCACATCTTGTGGCATCATTTCACGCCAAGCGGCGGCAGACGTTGACATGGGCGTGTTCTGGATGGGCAACGGCGGGTTCTATCGTTTTGATGGTAACTTAGTTTCTGAGATACCGTGCGATGTTCACGATTATGTGTTTGGCGACATGAACACCTCGCAGAAAAGTAAGACTTGGGCATTTACCAACGGTCAGTTTGGCGAAATTTGGTGGTTCTATTGTTCAGCGGATAGCACTGAGATAGATCGCTATGTAGCGTTTGACTTTAAAGAGAACCATTGGCTTATCGGCAATCTATCTCGCACCTCTGGTGCATCACGCGGCGTGTTTGAGTATCCAATGCTCTTAAATGCCTCGTCTGTTCTGCATGACCATGAGGTTGGCATATCGTATGCGGTGGATGGTGTTGAGCAATCTGTATTCGCAGAAAGCGGCCCGATCAGCATTGGCAACGGCGACAACATTATGCAGGTCACAGACCTAATCCCTGACGAAAAGACGCAGGGCGATGTAGACGTTACATTCAAGTCACGCTTCTACCCCAACGACACAGAATACACGCATGGGCCGTATACACCGTCTAGCCCGACTGCCGTGCGCTTCTCAGGTCGCCAGATTAGAATGCGCGTAGAGGGCGATGCGCCTTACACAGCGTGGCGTGTTGGTACAATGCGGGTAGACGCAAAGCAAGGTGGGCGCAGATAATGGCAGCACCCGTACTCCCGCCGATTGGCGACAATATTAAGGCTTGGGGTAATAACCTAACTGCATATCTGCGTAGGCAGCTTCCGCGCTTGTACTTTAAGACAGCAGATGACAATCCATCAGAAAACGGCGTTATCTTGTGGGATGACGAAAACGGTTATCCCGTTGTGTCCAAGAATGGCGCGTTTGTGCAGATCGTCTTAGAGGATGGTCACGCTAATCTAATCCGCACGACAGACATAACGGCTGCTACAATCAACACAGCCTACGCAATCCAGTATGACGCGCCGACAGGTAACGTGGGCATATCGCTTGATGGCACTGATCCAACGAAGATCGTCTTTGCGGAGGCGGGTGAATACTTGCTGATGTTCTCAGCGCAAATAAGCTCAACGTCATCTAGTACGGTGAACTTCTACTTCTGGCCCCGCCTGAACGGCACAGACGCAACAGGATCAACCATGAAGAACGCCTTGCATCAGAACGGCGCAACGCTTGTTGTTTCCCGCGCAGCTAAGTTTGACGTTTCGGCTGGAGATTACTTGCAAGTTATGTGGGCGGTGGATAGCACAAGCGGCTTTTTGGATGCCTCTGCGGCGACTGCGTTTAGCCCAGCGGCACCAGCGACAACGCTTGCGATTACGAGGATGCATGGATGAATGCGCACGCAGACATAAATCCGCTAGAGCGCTGCAAGCCTTGGATCAAGAAAGCGCTAAAGCGTTCAGGTAATCTAAACACTTGGGCAGAGGTATGCGAGGGCATACGTTCTGGCAAAATGCAGTTATGGCCTGCAGAGCGAGGATGCATTGTAACGGAAATCGTGGTATATCACGATAGAAACGCGTTGCATGTCTTTCTTGCGGGCGGTGAATTGGATGAAATTTTACAAATGACTGAAAGTGTGAAAGAATGGGCGAAATTGCAAGGCTGTTCATTTGCCACATTTGATGGTCGTTTTGGATGGCAAAAACCTTTGGAGAAACTGGGCTGGAAGCCTCACTCCATAACAATGCACTTGGAGTTTTAATATGGGTAGCAAAAGCACTCAAGAAACCAAAATCCCAGCCTACATTGAGGAAGCTGGAAAGAAAGCGTTAGAGCGCGCCCAACAAATCCAAGATTTGGGCTATGTGCCTTATATGGGGCCAGAGATTGCTGAGATTAGCGAAACAGAGCGTGCGCTAAATCGCAACGTGGGCGCGATGGCTTCCGCATTTGGCTTAGAGGGTCCAGCCCCGCTTACTATGGGTGACGCAGAGGTTACATCTGCAGGCGGTGTTTCTGGCTATAGTTCTTACCCTGCTTACATGTCTGCGCTACAGCGTC